CATCACCATTAATATTAGAAGAATTTCTTCCAACTGTAATTGCATTTGTTGCAGCTGTTCCATCATAATCCGCTACCGCTACGATATCCCCTGCGCTCGGACCTGCTGGTAAGGTAACTGTAAAAGCTGCTGAAGTTGTATCACAAAAATATCCATTGCCGCTTACCGCTGTAAAACCTGTTGTCTTAGCTGTTGTATCCCAGTTAACTGTTCCTGTTCTACCAAACCCGCTTTGCGAAGCGCCGGCTGCTAAAGTAACTGTGTCTCCCGAAGCGCCGATTGTAATAACGTTAGCTGATTCGCTAATGATATTAGCGCCACATTGATTCTGAAGATTATCTACTTTAATTATACTTGTCATATTTTATTGAAATTTATATCTAATTACTACTATTCCTGAACCGCCGGCTGCACCAGTTGGAGCTCCAGATCCACCACCTCCACCAGTATTAATAGTTCCAGCTACTCCTGCAGGTATTCCCCCTGCACCACCACCTCCAGCTCCACCATTTCCATTTGTAGGAAATGATCTAGCGGGAACACCATGTGCTCCACCACCCCCTGCAAAATATCTTCCTGGGGCTGGTCCTGGAGTACCATAACTTGGAGCTGTTGGTCCAAATACTGTTGTAGATATAGGTGAACCTATTCCACCATTACCAGCGGTAGTTGGTGTACCATCACCTCCAGCTGCACCTATTCCACCTCCTCCACCTGCCATAAAATTATTAGGTCCTGCTGGAAGATTACTTCTATCTCCACCTTTATTTCCTTGTGATGGACTTGTCGGAGGTGAATTTCCTGACCCACCCGCACCTATTCCTGCACAACCAGAACCTGCACCACCACCACCACCCGATCCTCCAGATGCTCCTGGATTATAAGCAGGTACAGGAGCACCACCATTGAATGTTCCACCTCCCCCACCTCCTGTAGATGTTATTGTTGAAAATATTGAATTATTTCCAGATGTTCCTCTTGTTAGACATGTTGACGATCCTGCTCCACCAGATCCTATTGTTATTGGATAAGATGTTGCTGTAACTGGTAAACCTGCTGTTGTTGGACTTGGATAATTTTGACGATAACCTCCTGCTCCACCTCCACCTCCTGCATCAGATGTATTACCTTTTCCACCACCTCCTCCTGCAGCTACTACTAAATATTCTACTGAATTAGATCCTACAGGATTACCTACTGAACAAACTGTAAAAGTTCCTGGTCCTGTAAATACGTGAGTTTTAAAATTTCCACATGTTAAAATTGTTCCACCTGTTGCTACAATATATGTAGGCAAAGGTAAATCAGATCTATTTCCAGAATCTGTTACAATCCAACCTTGCGTTGCATCAACATATACAAAAGTTACTGAAACACCATTAGTTGATAAAGTTGCATTAGCTGCAATTCCACCAATATTAGATCCATTTCTTGCAACTGTTAAATTATTAGTTGCAAAAGTATTTGCATAATCTGCTATACCAACCACGGCCCCCGCTGCGGGAGTCGCTGGTAATGTTATTGTAAAAGCTGCTGAGGTTGTATCTGCAAAATATCCAACTCCAGTTACTGCTGGGTTTGGGTTTGCTGTAATTTTAGTTGTATTCCAAGATACCGCTCCTGTAGGACCGAATCCTGCAGCTGTACCTTGATTAGAAATTGTTGCTCCAGAAGGAATGATAATAGTATCACCAGATGCGCCTAACGTTAAGTTAGTCCCGCATTGTGGTTCAACTGCATTGACTTCTAGTTTACTCATTAAATAATTACCAACGTTCCTGTTACTGTAAATGCATTTACAATTGTTACTGGTCCTGCAAGAACTGCAGATTCAATAACCACGTTTTGATTTTCTAAAACTTGAGCATGAGTATAGATATCCTGTGCTCCCGGTTTATTACCGATATAAGTTGTAGTATATAAACTATCCATATTTTTACCTATGCACTAATTGAATCTACCACGCTTACATAAACATCAGCAGAAGTTGCAGTATTTGATTGTACTCTAAGTAAATCAGTATTCTGCATCACAAATTTAGCACCACCTGTAACAAGTTCAACTGAACTTGATGGTGGAATGCTTAAATCTTTTGCAATGTATCTAACGGTGCTTCCTGTTACAGAAACCCATACATCAACGGTGATTGCTGAAGATAATATGTTTGCGATCCTAATTCCAATAACTGCGTCATTTGAATTTGCTGTAAAAATAGTGCTAGCACTGTTAGTTGCTTGTGCGCTATATCTTACGAAATCTTGTGCCATATGTTCTCCTTATTATTATAATGCGATTGCCATGGCAACAGCAAATCCATTACTTGCTGCACCTACTGGCGCTCCGATTGAATCTAAATACACTGCTTTACTTGCTGGTAATGTACAAAATACATCTTTTGTACCACCTGTAAAAGTTACTACAGTATCTGAATTAGAACTTGTTAAAATTGTTGTTCTGGTTAAAGTAGTTGCACCTGCATCAAGTGTTCCTAATCCAACTTCCCATTCATTAGTACCTTGATTAAAAATAGCATAGTAAGTTGTATTGTTACCACCAATACCTAAAGCAAAAGTTTCAAAACCAGTTTGTGCTCCGGCCAAAGTAAATGTACTTGCACCTGTTGAGGTACTAGTTTCTTTTACTCGGTCGTTTATTACTAACGCCATTTATTTTTAATCTCCTTATTAAGAAGTTATACTAATAATTGCATCTGAACCAGAAGGTGAACCACTTGTAGGACTTGGAAATGTAATTGTAAAAGTTCCATTGGTACAAGTTTTGTTTCCTCCAAAATCTAATACAACAACCAGTTTACTACTACTAGTAGTATTATATATTGCTCCAAACGCTGCAGTGAAAGTTGCAGGTGTTGGTGTTCCAAATACAGAATCTGCAAAATCAACAGTTGCAACGTTACTCACGTTTGAAACTGCCTGACTCGCTAATGTATTTCCGCCAGCGGGATATTGACTACCACCTCCAGAACTTACTTCACTAGTTGCAGTGAATACAGTGCTTGCTGTTGTATATGGATTTGCTGTGTATAATGCTATTTTAAAAGTGTTTCCAGCTGAAGCAAAATTATGCGTTCCCGATAGTAATTCTACTGGGAATGAAAACGGTACTATATTTGCCATCTATTTTTCTCCTTGTTATTAATAACTTGATGATGGATCAGATTTAAGTTGAGTACGAATAACACCATCATCATATTCGTCTCGGCGTCTGCGACCTTGTTGTTCAATCGCGTACGAAAGTAAAGCTTTTTCATAAGCTTGTGAGTAATATTGTATCATATCTGCAGGACCTTTCAAGTACCCATATGCATTAACTAAACAAGCGTATAACAATAAATCTTGGTATTTATTAGATAAATAAGTACCTGTAGTACTAAAAGGATTAGTTGAATTTGGTTGTGTAGTGCTAGTAATACTTCCTGGTTCTTTATTATAACTTAATGTAATAGCATATGTTTTATCAGGGGTAGGTGCCACAACCCAAAATTCTTCATCCCAATTGGCATAATATTTTGGCATATTTACAGAAGCAGAACCTGGGGTATTATAATATTCAGCCATAAAACTTGTATCTCTTTGTTCTAAAAAATATTGAGTACCATTAGAATCTGTTAATTGAACATTTCCTATAAATCTTAAATCAGAAGGGATAGTTACATATCTATTTCCAATTACTAAACTAGAAGTTGCATAAAAACGTTCTTGATCAGTATCTACTTCTCTATAAATTTTATTTTCAGCATTAACTATAATTGGATTTAAAATACTACTTGTAAATACTGTAGAGTCTACTTCGGTATAATTTCTAATATCTGTTTCTAAATTTGCTAATGTGTATGCCATATTAAACTGCTCCTAGTGTTACTGGACCTGCAGAACAACTTGATCCGCCGCCATTTATATTTCCTGTAATAGCATTATTACTACTAGTAAAAAAGAAATAATTTTCAGGAGTTGTTAAACCACCTGCTGCTGTAACTACACTTCCATTAGATTGTATTTGTCCAACAGTAATTGTAAATCCATTTGTATTATCAATATCACTTACTCCATCAAAAGTTGGAATAGGTGCAAATTGTTTTAAGTTAGGTGTATTAGGACCTCCCGCGCCCGCGGACACGACCTGCGCCGGTCCTCTTAATCTTACTCTACTTCCAGTAGTTCTTTGATGATCAACTGAATAAACATTAATATAAGTTACTCCATTATAAATTACAGTTTGAAATGGATTATTAGTTAATAAAATTAATTGTGGTGTATCTGCTTGTTGAACTCTTGGATTACGTAAAGCTTGTGGATCACTTCCTACTGGCTTTGGATCTAACTGTGGTTGTTTTTCTTCATACTCAGAATAATGAACTAAAAATCCATTCCATTCTCTAACCATTTCTGTATAAGGAAATCTCATTCCAGATCTATCAGAAATTGCGTAAGCTTGTTTTCCTTTTGCAAAAGTACCCATTATGACATTACTCCATCACCATAAAATGTATTTGGAGATATAAAAGTAGATATACCTTCATTATCTGCTTGCATAGCTCTTAACAATTCATCTTCATAAATTAATTTTAAATTTTGAACTAATTCTGGTGAATACTTCATACTTAAATAATAAGAAAGTCCTGAAATCATACATGGATAAAAACGATTTACGATATCTGTTGTATTTGTATAAGCACCTACGTCCTGAATTTTTGCCATATAATAAAAACAAAATTGATAACTAGATGGTGTAGACGTACTAGATACACTTGAACTTGC